TTAATGATGTTCCGACGGTCTATATAGGCCCCTGCAAACTCTCCATGCTTGTCCGAAATAACGGATTTAGTCATATTGATTTTGCAACCAATACGGTCCATCATTTTACGGTACACTTTGGCAACGTCATCATCAAAGATGGCGATATCATCGCCGAGGATAACGTACCCACCATTTGGGTTCAAACCCAGTCGGAGGAAAATTCCACGGACCAAGTAATGGTGAGCGAGGGAGAAAGCAAAGAAAGAGGGGTACAGCCCGAGCGGCTGACCGACTTTCCATTGGAAATCACCTTTGGAAGAATGGTAATTCCCCTTAACAGCCCATTCAAGAACAGAAAACTGGTCTTGTGGGACATTGAGCTTTCTGAGAACTCGCGCTTGAAGAGTCCAGGGAAAGAGATGGGTTGCAGACGAGAGATCGAAACAATGTACGACCTTCCCGTTGCGGAGTTGCTGTTGTACAGCTTCCCGTCCTTTCTCCTGGTTCATATGGCAGTCCTCTTCGAGTGTTGCCAACCAATGTTGGAGGCATTTCTTAAGAGGCTGCAAGTAGCACTGTATGAACAAGTATGGAGAAGCGAACAAACGCAACTTCATACCGGGTTCTTGAGTGAAACTCACAGACCCAACACTGTCAGAGAGTGTAGCCGGGGGTTGATTTACCAAATCAATACCTGGAAAGACGTGTTTCCAACCATGAAACCGACGTATGTTCTCTGGCAACGCAGTGAAGCGACTAACGTCTTTAAGGACTTTATTAGCCGCCTTACTGACCAGATCATCTCCTCGGAGTTTGGTCCGCTCAGCGGTGGTACAGTAATGCTTAGAAAAGACATCACTGGGACGACCGGTAAAACGGAAGTTTTGGTGAGAGAGGTGATCACGGATGCCCAAGACAATAAAGGGCCAAGCATCATTAACAGATCCTTTCGGGTCTGCAAAGATGGCTTCGCGATCCTTCACAAGTTGTTTATCAAGCACGCTGCCGTCCCCAAAGAGGACGAGGTATGCCTTAGAGACCACAAGAGACTGTCTAACAGTCAAACGTGGATCTTCCGCAGCAATATTAAGCAACGTACGCAACTGTGGCACATTTTCATATGCTATTGCCGTAGGAACGTTACGGAACAAATCCAAGACTTCGCGAACGCGTTGGCGTACATCACGGGGCACAGAATGCCCACGAAGATGTGCACTCAAAGCACTTGCGTTATATTGGACTGTTTGAATTTTCATGATTC